CTATAAAACGGATAATAAAGGGATGTGTTAACGCATCCCTTTTTATTTTATAGATAAAATGAAAAGCGAGCCGTTTTCAACTCGCCTTTTCAAAAACGTATTATACTAGAAGTTATAGCCAAGAACTAGTTCCTTCTCCTGTGATAATGTCGAAAGGATTCAAATTGAATTCTTTTGTAATGTTTGTATCATCTTGTTTACTTTCCATTCCGTCTTCGTTAAAGAGGCATCCCTTTAGCGTTACAGTTTCGGCGGTCCAGTCTTCACCGGCATAAGCATTAGTAAATGAGATGATCAAGTCAAATTCTCCCAAATCCATTAAAGAACCAGCCAATGCTCGGAGTTGGGAAACGGTATTATAATCCATTGTAATGGAGGCTGTACAGGTTTTATTGCCAAAACCACGATTGATAGCATTTCCTCCAATACCGTAGTTGTTTTCAACTTTACGAGTCTTGTTCCACTTGATTTCAGAAACTCCTTGCATAATAGTAGAATCTTCTGAAATGTCCAATGCTGGTATGGAAATGCGGATCATAGACCAGCTGTATGCTACATTGTTAATTATTGCCATCTTGTTAATTATTTATTGGTTAATGCCAAGCCCTCGACTACTTCAATACGGGACGCTACACCCACCGGAACAAGTGAATATTTAATGATTAGTGTATCATTCTTTAATACATTTTGATTCTTGTCAATTGTTACAGAAAAACCTGAAATTTCTTCATTATTCTGCATAGTTGTGAGGATGTCAGAGACAATGTTTTGAAACATCGTAATCTTGGCAGAAGATAGGTATCCAGTGCTGGGATCTACTTTCAACGGAGAATTGACATAAGGTAATAATGCGTTACGTACAGCACGTCTTGACTTATGAATTGTACGGTTTCTAGCAACTGTTCGGTAATCTCCATTTGAACACGTTTGGTCTTTAGAGAAAAAGACTCCGCTTTCCAAACCAGAATATTTGCACAAGAAGACATATCCCTTATCGTCCAGATCATCCAATTGGATTTTATTCAAAGATGAGTACTTTAATGTACTTGTTAACTTATCCTCGCTATTTAAAGTGACATCTCCGAATCCCATTTCAATATCTGGGAAATAACCAATCAAATTGAACTTATTTACCCATGCGAATGATTCTTGTACGCTTGCTGAAGCGATACATCCGAGTGCGGCTCCAATATTTCCTACAGGAGTGAGGTTCGGGTTAGCAAGCTGCATAGCTGATACATCAGCGTCTAATCCCTGGCCAAGCAATACACTGACAAACCGAGCATTAATGACACACGTAGGTATTTTGCCCAGTTCTACTTTCTTCACAGATTCTTCAGCTGTTGCAATTACTGCGGAATTTGCACATAACAAGATTGATAAAGGAGCATTTTCATCAGCTAAAGACGCAGCTTTGGATTGCAGATCTGTAACTAGGTCAATGCTATATGTTTCTGCTTCCGGATCTGTTTGTTTCCACAACGATTGTTCAGTCCAAACACCGAGTTGGTTAATCATACCATGTGCTGCACGTTGCATTTGTTCTATAGCATTCCAATCTACACCACAGTCTGCAAACATGATAAACAAACGTCCTGTGCTTCCTTGTATTCCAAAGAAATGATTGATATGATAATAAGGAATTCCAAACAGTAAATCCTTTTCAGTGTCACCGGAGTATGCGGTAATGCCAAGTTCTTTCAAATCATCCATAGAATTGATTTCAATAACATTACCTTGTAATTTGTCTTTTACGGCCAAACCAGCACCTTCTTCGAAGAATTTAGCTTGTTTGGAAATATCAAACAGCAAACCTGTGACTTTTTCAGTTGAGGTTGTAGAGCTTGTTCCAATGTTTCCATCGGTATCACTCATAAAAACGCCACCTAATGCCATATTTGTAAATTTTATTGTTTGTAATACGGATTTTGATAAAGAATAGCATCCTTCACCCAATTAGGTTGTGCATCTGCGGTGAATACACCACCTTTGGAATCAATATACAATGCCGGATAGCCAGGATATTTTTGTAACAGTTCTTTTACGAATTCTGGTATTTCATCTTTTTCTTTTGTTTTGTCTTTTTTTTCAGGTTTTTGAGAAGACTCTTTGATAGAGGAGGTATCTGGAGTTTCAACAGTGTCTTGCTCTTGTTTTTCAGATTCTTCATTTGAAATAACCGGTGTTTCTGAAGTAACTGTAGGATCTTGTGTTTTAACCTCTTCTGTAACCGGAGCTTCTGTATTCTTTTTTCTAGCCATAACTTAAATTAAAAAAGGGAATGGAGTACCGACTCCACTCCCTTGTGATAAACTATGATGAGATATTTAATTCAATTTGTTATTCTGCATTTTTGTAAGCGGTCCATGCTACGATTTCTGCCGGACGAACGATGTTTACATCCATTTTCATTCGCATCTGGAAGAAATACAATTCGCTGTTAGCTTGTAGCCGTTCAACCTTTACTACTTCAGCGTCATTTGCATAGTCAACCCCCATCCACAGGTTAGATTCCATGCCGGTAGTAAATTCTCCGAGTACGATAGTATGTTCTGGAATGCCGACAATAGGTACAATACGCTTACCTTTAAAACGATACTCGTTAACCTTAGTATTGTCGGAGTATTTCACTGTTTTGTCGCTTAGATATTGATCATATAAATCCCAAATATCCCAGCCACATACAAATACCAGTCCTGCTTTTTTACGGATTTGTTTCGGGCATTTCTTCCACATAGCATTGAGAGCGGCTTCTACATTGGCACCTGTGCTCAATTCTGTAGTACCGGCAATAATGACTTGTCCACCAGCTTTCTCTACCTCTGTTGCATTTGTTGCAGTATTTGCCAGAATACGTTTGATTGCACCGTCAAAGTATTTCATTGGGCCACCGGCATTTTCACCTCCAATCGTTGTGCAACCTTCAGGAGCGGTAATTTTTGCGGCAGCTGAACCACCTTTTGCGGAGCACCAAATAGACTCACCGATATACTCATTCTTTCGATCCATCAAGAGGCGCAGCATTTTAGCTTGTACTTTTGGGTCTAAGTCACGGAATACCAAATTACCTTCCGGCTGGGCAAATTTGTAATACTTTTCATAGTCACGGGGGTTAAATTCAAGGTACACCATGAATTCTTGCGGTTCCAGGTAACGTTCTGTTAATGTGTATTGGTTCAATCCACCAGTAGTTCCTGCTCCTGCGCCATGAGTTGAGTTTGGAGTGGGGACGTTATCTTGAATTACTTTTCCCAATTGGATAGTGGGGATGGTGTATTTGAACTGGATTCCAGATTTGATATGAATCAAACCTTCTTTGTATGTATCATTCCCTTGCGCGGTATATGTCAGGAGGTCATTAAGGACCTCACCAGAATATGTGTTTTGCGCAAAATTTACTGAACTTGCCATGTTGTTTATGTTATTTTGTTTTAGTCAAGTGTTTTAAATTGGAAATCTGTTCCTACGACAGCTTCAACAGCCTTAGCCATTTTCTTTTCTGCCTCGGTCATCTGATTTTCTGCATTTTCAATGTTGGCAGGGTCATTTGCAATTTTAGCAGAAATTTTATCACGTTTTGGAATGGAATTCAGCGTTGCCTGTACCATCTCAAAATCGTTTTGAGCCATTTCCACCCATTTAGTTTTTGCATCAGAATTGATTTTACCTTCAGCAATTGCATTGTCAACGAACTGTTCGATAGTTTCTTTACGTTTTGCTTCTTCAGCATCTTTGTAACTTTTCAATTCGTTCTTGACAGTTGTCAATTCGTTTTGAACATTGGTAAGTTGCGCATCCAATCCTTCTTTCTGAATTTTCAAAGCATTGTATGAAGCTTTGGAAGGAAATCCGGTTACCATCCGTTTCTTGGATCCACCTCTTCATGAGTTCGTTCCTACAGAGGAAGCTGATATTAAGAAATTGGCTGATGCACAGGGTAAATCCGTTGAGGATATCAAAGCAATCATCTCTTCCCTGCATGAGTTCAACCCAATGATGGGACATCGTGGATGTCGTCTTGCTGTAACTTATCCGGAAATCGCTAAGATGCAGACAAAGGC